GATTGGGCTAATGTAGCAATATTACTTCAATATGGTCATGCCACTAGAAATGGCGGATGGGTTGAAGGTATAGATTACATTAATCCTGCTCTTAAACCAATTTTTGATGAATTGGCTTTGCAAGCTTGGATGGAAATAATAGATTAAAGAGTAAAGTAACAAAAAGAAACATAACCTCACCAGTATGTTTTCTAATCACAAAAACTTCAAAATGAGAGGAGTAGGCCGATGCCATCTATAGTTGATCGTGTAAAAAAGGCCTGGGATGTATTTAGAGGACGAGATCCGACGTCTGATTATACCCCAGATAGCTTTAAGTTGGACTATGGTCCATCGTATTCATATCGTTCGGATAAGTTTAGGCCGATTTCAGGCACTGACCGAACCCTCGTTACCGCAATTTATGAGCGAATAGCGATTGATGTGTCAGGCGTGGAATTGATGCATGCTAAGATGAACGAGAATGGACAGTATGTCGATACAATTTATTCAGATTTGAATAAATGTCTGAATATATCTGCAAACGTCGATCAAACTGGTCGCGCTTTTATTCAAGATCTTGTTATGTCTATGTTTGATGAAGGCGTTGTAGCTGTCGTACCGACATATACTGACATAGATCCTAGGACAAATGATGCATATAAGATTTACGAAATGCGTATAGCTAGGATCAAAACATGGTTCCCTAAACACGTAAGAGTTGAACTCTATGACGATAACTCTGGACGTAAAAGGGAAGTGGTATTACCTAAAAAGTCTGTTGGAATTATTGAAAATCCGTTTTATGCAGTAATGAATGATCGGAATTCTGTAGCCAAACAGATTATTAGGAAGATGAGTCTTATGGAATCTATAGACGAACAGGCTGCAGATTCTAAATTGGATCTCATCATTCAGCTTCCTTATGTAATTCGTTCTCAAAAGCGTCGAAATGAGGCTGAAGAACGTCGTAAGGATGTTGAACAACAGTTGGCTGGATCTAAGTATGGTGTAGCATACACTGATGGTACTGAAAAAGTAATTCAGCTCAACAGATCTTTGGAAAATAATCTTCTTAAAACAGTCGAGTATCTCATGGACATACTTTATAGTCAGTTGGGCGTCTCAAAAGCCATCTTGGATGGAACTGCTTCCGAGCAGGAGATGTTGAACTATAGAAACAACACGTTAGAGCCGGTTCTTTCAGCAATTGCTAACGAGTTTACAAGGAAGTTCTTAACTTCTACAGCTGTAACTCAGAAACAGGCGATAACGTACATTCAGCAACCGTTCAAACTTGTGCCTGCTAGTCAGGTCGCTGAAATTGCAGATAAGTTTAGTCGTAATGCGGTTCTTTCTGCTAACGAAATCAGATCTATTATAGGATACAAGCCGGTAGATGATCAGAAGGCGGATGAATTGCGTAACAACAATTTAAATGCGCAAGAAGGCGAGACTTTCCCCGTTGTAAGTGAAGATGGTGGAACTGGGAACACTCCAGAACAGGCTCAGGAAGCTCCTAATAAACTTGAAATTGGAGCATCGATTGCTAAACAGCTTTTAGGAATGTAGTAGAAAGGAGAATCATCAAAATGGGAGAGAAATACGATTTTGGTGGTGTCGCTACTATGTATGGCACTCGTTGTGCTGATGGTTTGACCATTCACAAAGGTGCTTTTACAGATTGTGACGGCGCTAAAGTGCCTCTCGTTTGGAATCACCAGCATGATAAGGTGAGCAATGTGCTTGGTCACGCGGTTCTTGAGGATCGTGGCGATCATATTTATGCACATTGTAAGCTTAATGATACTCCAGAAGGTCAGCGTGCTCGTCAGATTCTGGCGAATAACGATCTTACGGCTCTGTCTATTTATGCAAATGGTCTTTCTAAGAAAGGCAAGAATGTTATGCATGGTACAATCAGAGAAGTATCTCTGGTTCTTGCTGGTGCTAATCCTGGTGCTCTTATCGACACTATTTCTATCGCTCATTCTATGGGATATACCGATCCTGAAGAAATCGAAGAGCTTGATCTTGATGAGGCTTATATTTATCATGGTCTTGATGATGCTATCGATTACGATGATGAGGATGAAGAGGAAGTAGAAGAAGTCGAAGATGAGGAAGAAGATGCTATTGAGCACGCTTCCAAGGAAGAGGAGGATTCAGACGTGGCAGAAAGTGGTAAAGGGCCTAGTGCTCAGGAGGTCTTCGATTCTATGAACGATGACCAGAAAACATTGCTTTATGCAATGCTCGCAGAAGTCGCCGAAGGCGGTAATAATGATGAAGAGGAGGAAGAAGACGTGAAACACAACGTATTCGATCAGGAAGGTTACGTTAATGATGGCCCTTGCCTGTCTCTTGCTGACAGACAGCAGATTTTGAAGGACGCTAAGCGCCTTGGATCTCTTAAGGAAGCTATCAAGCACAATTTTGAGGATGAAGATGGAGTTTTGGCTCATGCTATCATCCCTACCCCGAACTATCCTCACAATGCTGATGGATCTGTTCAGGAATACGGTATTGCTAACATCGATTGGCTGTTCCCGGAGGCTAAGGCTCTGAATAGTGGAGCTCCGGAATTTATTCAGCGTGATATGAACTGGGTACAGAAGCTCATGGGATCTGTACATCACACCCCGTTTGCTCGTGTTAAGATGATGTTCGCAGACATCACTGAAGACGAGGCTCGTGCTAGAGGTTACATGAAGGGTAAGAAGAAGATCGAAGAGGTCTTCACTCTGCTTAAGAGATCTTTCAGCCCTCAGACCATCTACAAGAAGCAGAAGCTTGATCGTGATGACATCGTAGACATCACCGATTTCGATGTTGTTGGTTGGATCCGTGAAGAGATGCGCTTCATGCTGCAGGAGGAAATCGCTCGTGCGGTTCTGGTTGGTGATGGTCGTAACGATGCTTCTGACGACAAGATCCAGGAAGCTCACATCAAGCCTATCTGGAAGGATGACATCCTGTACACTATCAAGGTTCGTCTGCCCCTTGTTCAGAACGAGACCGAGAGCGCTCGCGCAAAGCGTATCATCAAGGCTGCGATCAAGGCTCGTATTGACTACAAGGGTTCCGGTAATCCTAAGATGTTCACGACTGCCAATGAGCATACTGAGATGCTGCTGCTTGAGGATGGTCAGGGTTATAGCCTGTATAAGACTGATACCGAACTGGCTACCAAGTGCCGTGTAAGCGAGATCGTTGAGGTTCCTGTTATGGAAGGCCTTACCGAGGAAGTATCTGAGACTATTGAAGGTCAGACCGTTACCAAGACCTATCAGATTGCCGCTATTATCGTTAACCCTGTTGACTATAATATCGGTACTGATCGTGGTGGAGAGGTTAACACCTTCGAAGATTTCGATATTGACTACAACCAGCATAAGTATCTGATCGAGACTCGTCTCTCCGGTGCTCTGGTTCGTCCTAAGTCTGCTATCGTTATCGAGATCGAAGCTCCTTCTCAGGGCGGCTGATAAGATCATCAAAATGAGAGTGAAAGGTAGGTAAAAGTATGACTGCAACTAAATTCTATGGGACTGTCGCTTATGCTATTACCGAAGAAGTCGTTCCTGGTAAGTGGAAAGAGACTATAGTAGAGAAAAAGTATAGAGGCGATGTCACAAGAGTATCCCGCCGTTTGCAGACTGCGGATAAAGTCAATGATGATATTCAGGTGCGTAACGAGATCAGGATAGTTGCTGATGCTTTTTCCTACCAGAACTTTCAGTCTATTCGCTATATTGAGTGGATGGGCACTAAATGGAAGGTCGAATCCGTAACGGTCGACCGTCCTAGACTAGTGTTTGAGATAGGAGGTGAATACAATGGCAGCACTGGACCGCAGGCTTGAATTGGATGCTATTTTGCGTAAGGTTTTAGGCAATAATAACACATATTTTGAGCCTCCTGCGTCTATAAAAATGCGTTATCCTTGTATACGGTATAGTAGATCTCATATAGACACTAAATACGCCGATAATAAAGCCTATCTTAGACATAAACGTTACGAACTGATCTTAATTTATGAAGATGCAGATGATGATTTGCCGGATAAACTAATGAATGATATAACAGTTACTCATGATCGACATTATGTTGCCGACAATCTTCATCATGATGTCTTCACAATGTATTTTTAAGGAGGAAAAAGAAATGAAATTAGCATGGGATCTTACTGGTCAGCATTTTTATGAAACTGGTACCGACCATTGCGTAGTCTATCCTGCTGCTTCCGATGGTACTTATCCTGAGGGTGTTGCATGGAATGGTGTTACTGGTTGGACTGAGAGTCCTTCTGGTGCAGATGAGACTGCTCTGTATGCTGACAACATTAAATATCTGTCGCTTCGTGCGGCTGAGGAATTCGGTGCTACTCTTACCGCTTATACCTATCCTGATGAGTTTGGTAAGCTTGACGGTTCCGATACTCCTCTTACCGGTGTTAAGATCTATCAGCAGGCTCGTAAGTCTTTCGGTCTGTCTATTCGTACCCTGATCGGTAATGACATCGACAGTAACGATCATGGCTATATGCTGCATCTGGTGTATGGTCTTACCGCGTCTCCTTCTGAGCGTGCTTACAGCACTGTAAATGACAGTCCTGAAGCGATCGAGTTCAGTTGGGAGCTTAAGTCGGTTCCTGTAAGTGTTACCGGTTACAAGCCTACTAGTGTTATAACTATCGATAGTACTAAGGTTGACGCTGGAAGACTCGCAGATCTTGAGGATGTTATCTATGGCGCTACTGCTGGTGATCGGTATTTCCTTACCAGCGATACCACAGTTGATTCTGAGAAGACTTACTACAAGCTTGAGAACGGTACTTATAGCGCTGTTACTCCCGAAACCGGGGATAATCCGAAGACTCTTGGCTGGTACGAGAAGAAGACCGTTACGGATTCTACCGCTCGTCTGCCGCTGCCCGATGAGGTTATTGCGATCCTTAATGGAACCGCTAACAACATTGGTGGTTGATGATTAGAGCAAAATCATCAAAATGAGAGTATAACTAACGTTTATAGCCAGGCGAATGTAGAGGTTGTGTTGCTCCTTCTGGGCCTCTCTTCGTCTGGTTATATTTTTCAGAAGGAGGAATAAAAATGTTAACTAAAACTATCACCTATACCGATTACAATGGTAATAAGAAGACCAAGAATTTCTATTTTAATCTCACCAAGACCGAACTCGCTAAGATGGAACTGACCAATAAGGCCGGTATGGAAGAGACCATTAAGCAGATGATCAATGAAGATGATCGCGAGAAGATCATCAATCTGTTTGAAAGCCTTGTTCTTGGGGCTGTTGGTGAGAAGAGCGCTGATGGTGAGCGTTTCGAGAAGTCTGAAGAGATCACTAATGCATTTAAGCAGCATCCTGCATATGATATTCTGTTTATGGAGCTGATCTCTAGTAGCAAAGCGATGGCTGATTTCATTAATGCGGTTGTTCCGGCAGAAGTTTCTGAAGCTTCTAAGAATAATAAGCGTACGATCAATGATGTTATGGGCTATGAAGTTATTCCGGAAACGGAAGATAAGGCTGAGATCAAGCCTGTTAAGTGAATCTAATCCCAGCCGGGTTTAGAATATAGAAAGGAGTGAAAGAGAATGCCCTTACCAATTACAGTACAGCCTAAAGAACTTTATGACGAAGTTAACAATAGGTTCATCAACGTTAAAGAAACGCATTTGGTATTGGAGCATTCTCTGATCTCCATTTCTAAGTGGGAATCGAAATTTAAAAAGCCTTTTCTCGTTGAAGGTTCAATGAGTAATGCTGAAGAAGTTATGTATTATGTCAAATGTATGACAATAACTCCACAAAATGTGGACGATGATGTGTATAAATGTCTTACAGAAGAAGACATTAAGGCTATAGTAGCCTATGTTAATGACCCAATGACAGCAACATGGTTTAGTGAAGATAAGAAGCCTAATTCTAAGTCTAAGAAGAAAGAAATTTTAACATCTGAAGTGATTTATTGGCAGATGATATCATTACAAATTCCTCAGGCTTATGAAAAATGGCATTTGAATAGATTGCTGACACTTATAAGAGTTTGTGCAGCGAAGAACGAAGAGCAATATGGCGATAAACCGAAGATGAGTAAGTCCGATCTTCTTAAGAGGAATGCAGCCTTGAATGCTCAGCGAAGAGCAAAACTGCATAGTAAGGGGTAGATATGAGTAATATAGACTTTGGATTATACTCTGCTGTTTTTCACTATTCTAATAATGATATTTTGCATTATGGCATTCTCGGAATGAAATGGGGTGTTAGACGATATCAGAATCCGGATGGTAGTCTTACCTCAGCTGGAAAAAAGAGAAAGCGAAAACAATTAGTGAAAGACGTAAATGATTTTAATTCTGGATCACCATTAAATAAAAATTATAACGAAAAACACGAAAAAAATAGAGAAAAATTACTTAATAACGAGACAATTAAAGAAGAAGCCACAAAATTGAAAAATTTAAAACAAAAACGAGATGACGAATTTCAAAAAATGGTGAAATCTCAGATTGATGAATATAGAGATTTTATAGGTTCGATGAACGTTGTAAGAAATTCTTCGTTTATTAAAAACCATGATATGAAACATTATAATAAAGGTGTTCAAAAGTATCGTGATTTAGCAGATTCTTATGCTAAAAAACAAGGTTGGAAAAGCATAGAAGAAAAAATATCTAATCAAGGTGTTGGTAATATCGATGATTTATGGGATGAAATAAAATGGGATTCAAAAGAATGGATTAATGCTCATAATAGATACGATAAAATTTCAAAGCAATACAACAAAGCTGCGGAATCTTTGGCCGAAAGTGTTTTGAAAGATTGTAATTTAAAAAGGCCAACACTTAGACAAAAACAAACTATGATGTATGCATTAAACAATGTTAAATTATAGTATAAAAACAAAGGAGGATCCTATAATGAGTGATTTTAGAGAATACAGAGCAGCATTTATGGATCATCAGAATGATCTTATGCATTATGGTGTTAAAAATATGAAATGGGGGCATCATAAGAGAAAGCCTATTACCATGGAATCTATGGCCGGAAGAAATTTTGATTGGGCGAAATTTTATTTAAATTTAGATACCACTAAAGATAATATACAAATTGCTAAACATGTAACTGATGGTCGGCATTTTGTTCCGGGAACAAATGGGACTCAATTTTTATCCGACAAAGAAGAAGAAAAACTAGATAAAAAAGATTATAAAGATCGTATGGATAGATTGATCGCTGTTGATAGGAGATTGGGAGAAGAAAGAAGAAAGAAAAAACAGATGTACGAACGTTATAAATCCCAATATGGAAAGAAGAAAGGATGACCTTGCCCAATGAGCAATATAGACTTCAGAGAATACTCTGCTGCTTTTCATTATTCCAATGATGACATTCTTCATTTCGGCATTCTCGGTATGAAATGGGGTGTTCGTCGTTATCAGAATGAGGATGGGACTCTTACTGAAATTGGTAGAAAACGATATGACAAAGCTATTAATTCTAAAACAAAAACTAAACTTGTTAATGGCGGAAGTTGGTATAGGCTTTCTGATTATGGAAAAGCAGCTAATAAGATATCAAAAGACATTCCTCAAGTTAAAGAAATGGCAAAAGAAGCTCAAGATTTAGCTAAAAAGCATAAAGAAATCAAAAAAGAGATATACGATATAGAAGATAAATTTTATGATGATTCTGAAGAATTTGAAAAAGCTTGCGATTATGTAGCTAAAAAGAATTGGAGTCATTTTAAAAAGAGTTATGAAGATAATAATATGTCTTTTAATGATTTTAAAAAAGGTTTTACTCATGAAGACTTTTTTCAATATGATGAAATTATGCAATGGATGAATAGTGGAAAGAGTAAATATGGAAAAGATTACAAACAAGCTTTAGAAAAAGAGGCTAAAGCCTGGGATGAATATACAAATTTTGTAAAAAAGAGTATGAAAGGCTTAAATTTAAATCAAGATTCTATTGTGGATATGTATAAATTTAGAAGAATGTTAGAATCTGTTAAGATTTGATAAAATTTCATCAAAATGAAAGTGAAGGAGGGCTAAAATGGCTACAGAAATTGATAAAAGAGTAGTCGAGATGCAATTTGACAATAAGGATTTCGAAAAGAATTGCCAGGCATCTCTTACGACGCTTGAAAAGCTCAAAATGGCCCTTAATTTCGATGGGGCCAAAGGTCTCGACTCTATGGCTAAGGCTGCTAATAAAATTGATTTTTCAAATATTTCAAAAGGAGCCGAAGCCGTAGAGGTTAAATTTAACGCGATGAACGTAGCTGGTATGACAGCTATTTCTGAACTTACTAAAGGTTTTCTTAATCTTGGAAAAACTATATGGAACGCTTCATTTGGTCTTATGAAGTCTGGTGGTATGGCTAGAACTCTTAAGATTGAACAGGCAAATTTCCAGATGAAAGCTCTTGCTAAAAACATTAAAGGCATAACGGAAGACACTAAAGCTCAGGCAGCTTTAGTTGAAAGAATGGTTGCCGCAGCCTCTGAAGCTGTATCTGGTACCGCTTATGGTATGGATGCAGCTGCAGCTGTTACATCTCAGTTGATGGCTTCTGGTGTAACTAATTCTGAAGAAATGCTTAATCATCTTAATGGTATAGCTGGTGCAGCAGCAATGACTGGAAGATCTTTTGAAGATATTGGTAATATTTTTACTACCGTAGCTTCAAATGGTCGTCTTATGACTATGCAGCTTAGACAGTTCTCGGCTGCAGGTCTTAACCTTTCTGCAACTTTAGGGCAATCTCTTGGTAAATCAGAAGAAGAGATTAATGAGATGGTAAGGAAAGGTGAAATCTCTTTCGAACAGTTTTCAAAAGCTCTTTCTGATGCTTTTGGCGCATCAGCAAAAGAAGCTGATAATACATTTTCAGGTGTTACAACAAATATTCAGGCTCAGATTAAAAGGATAGGCCAGATTTTTACTGATCCTTTTGTGGAACATGTTGTTCCTTTTTTAAAAGAAGTTAAAGCAGCAATTCAAAAGATTAATGCTGTTGTAAAGCCTCTTGGAAAAACTTTTGAAATGGTGTTTTCGAAAACCATGAAAGACGCCACTAAGTCTTTAAACGAAGTAAGTATGGAAAGAATTAGAGGTATCATTCACGGTATAGAAAATATTTTTGCCGGGATAATAGCGATCTTAGTTACTGTAAAAGATGCGTTTGCTACGCTATTTCCTCCAAAAACTGCCGATCAATTAGAAGATGTAGCTTTAAGCTTCGAACTTTTTACACGAAATCTTTTACCGTCACAAGAAACTTTGACTGGTTTAAAGAATATATTAATAACTTTATTAGCGCCTTTAAGACTGATATTTAACATTTTTGTATCTTTATGGAAAAACGCAATAAAGCCAATTCTCACAGTCATTACAAAATTGTTAGGTTCAATTATAAGATTAGGAAATGCTTTAAAACCTTTTACGGATGCATTAGTCGAATCGCTTACAAATTTTAAATATTTAGATGCGATGCTTCAATTGATAGCTTTGACTTTTGCTGTTATAATAGACTGGATAGCACAATTCATTAATGCTATTGGTGAATTATTAGTAGCCGTATCTAAATCCGATTCTCTTAAAAACTTTGCTTCTTTATTAAAGAGTGTTGGAGAATTGATAGGGATTTTAGTAGTTAACGCTTTATATTTATTATACACAGTTGTATCAAAGATATTATCTGTTATAAATATAGACACTATAACTAAAGGCATAATGGGATTGAGTGATGCGTTCGCTGTTCTTTTATATTTTATAGATTTTGCTATTTCTAGTTTTCTTGGTTTCTTGGACGGGATAGCAGGCTCATCTAAATTGTTTGGTGACATTTGGGAAATCATTAAAAATTTAGTTGAAACTGTTAAAAATTTCTTTACTGGACAAGATTATAGTAAAAACATAAAGAAAATAGAAGAAGCATTAAAAGATTTGGGTGATCGACTTAAGATCATGTTCGAGCAATTCAGAGCTTTTGTTAAAAGTATAGATGTAGGATATGCAACATTAATATTATTTGGTGTGGCTATAACTTTCTTGGTATTTTCCATAAAGAGTTTGTTAGATGCTAGTACTAAAATGATGAATGGTGCTGCTAACTTTACTGGAATGTTTACATCTATTAAAAATGCAATAATGACATTCTCAAAAACAAATGGTGTTATGAACGTTTTAATAGGTGTATCAATAGCCATTGCTACATTTGTTTCTGCTGTTAAAACTATAAAAGACATTCCCGTAGATCAGCTTATAAAAGCTTCAGTTGCTATAGGTTTATTTACTATAGCTATGATGGGCTTTGCTATAGCTATGGTAATGTTACAGAATCATTTCGCTGTTTTAGATTCAAAGAAAACCGTTGGAATATTTGCGACTTTGCTTGCTTTATCAGCGTCAGTTCTCGTATTATCTTTGGCTTTGAAAAATTTAGCTAATGCTAATGTCGATTTAGAGGCTGTTATAGTTCCTTTTGGAACTATAGTTGGTCTTATGGCATCTTTAGTTGGTGCATGTATAGCTATTTCTAATTTAGCAGGGCCGGCAAGTGTCGGTGCAATTAGTATGATTGGTTTTGCATTATCTATAAAAATATTGATATCCGCAATTGATCAAATAGCTAAAATAGATGTCGAAGATGTTAAAAATAATTTGATGAGCTTGATTAAGATAATGCTTGCGTTCGGAGCGGCCATGGCTTTAGCCGGATTAGGCGGTTTTGGTTTTGGAGCTGGAATGGGATTTTTAGGAGCAGCGTTATCATTACTTATAGTTTTAAATTTGTTAAAATCTATAGCGAATCAGCCTTATGAAGAAATAAAAAGAGGTTTATTAGCCTTAGCTGGATTATTAGTTCCTTTATTTGCTTTTATTGGAACCATAACAGTTCTTCTTAAATTGTTTGGCTATGGAAGCTTACTTATAGAATTATCCAAACTAATATTTAGTATAAATATGTCTATGCTTAGTATAATGGTGCTCGTTAAAATGTTTAGTAAAATACCGGAAAACGATTTAAATAACGCTATAGGTGCTGTCTCTGTATTAGGTATTTTATTTGCTTTTATTATAAATAAAGTTTTACAGCCAGTTACTAAGATTAATTTTACTGGTAATAAATTTATGATGACTAGTAAATCAATTAGAGCTATAAGTGGTATGTTATTTACTTTAGCTATAGCTATGACTAGTATAGGTTTGCTAGTCTCTATGATATCTGGTCACATAGAAGGATTCCTTCCCGCATTAATATTGATAGGCGCTATTATGACTGGCCTTGTATACATGTTCAAAGTTCTTAATGAAGCATCACAGTATACACAATATGCAAGAGTTGGTCCTACATTAGCTTTAGCTATTAGCGTGTTGTCAATAGTATCAACTATTATAGTATTAGGGAGTTTATTACCAGTTGAAAAAATACAAACTTTTGAAAAAGTAGCTTCTTGGTGCGTTATCGCTATGGGCGTTTTTGCTGGTGTTATATTTGCTTATTCTAGATTAACAAATAAACAAGCAGATGTATTAAAAACGGATCCGACAAAAAGAACCGCTATGCAAACTATGGCTATAGCGGGTGGTATAGTAGCAGTTATATCCGCATTAGGAATTATTACGGTTGCGGTTATAAACGCTTCCAATTCTGTAAAATCTTTGGACGTAATAACAAAATTCTTTACTTTAATGATTTTGACTTTCATTGCTTTAGCAGGTTTTATAGCAGTTGCAGACGGTAGTACTAGGGATGCTAAAAGTTTTGCCACTAGAGCTGCATCTATATCTGGAATGGTATATGCTTTAGCATCTTGTATAGCTGCTGTTGGATTAGCTATGGGTTCTATATTGATGGCTTCATCTGATATGGAATTTAGTAGGTTCTCTGCTACTATAGGCATAGTTATAGCGGCTATGGTTATTTTAATGGCTTTTAGTATTAAGATGACAGCTTTTATTAATACCGATTTTAATGGTATAGAATTAGCAAAAGCATCTTTATCTTTGTTTTCAATGGCCGGAGCTTTTGTTGTAATAGCCTCCGTACTAACTGTTATGGTAACAGCTTTGCAGGGTATAGATACTAGTAAAATAGTTTGGATTATAGGAACCATGGCTGTTTCTATATTTATATTGTTTAGTGGTTTAGCTATATTATTGCATAATGCTAAAACCACTTACAATAATGGACTATTTACAGATAGTCAGTCGATGGCGGCAAGTCTTAAAGATGTTGCGAAATTGTTAATAGCATTATCTGTTAGTTTTGCTGCTATATCTGGAGCTCTTGTTATTTTAGGAGCGCTTTCTAAATTCTTAAATATTAAAGAAATTGGAAAACTGGCTTTACTTTGGTCTATGGTTTTAGTATCTTTATCTGGTATGTTAGTTGCTATAGGTCTATTAGTAAAGAAAGTTCAAGTTCAAGATACAAAAGAATTTACAAAAGTTGCTTTGTGTATAGTTATAGCTTCTTCTGCTTTTGCAATTATTGCTGCTGCTATATCTGGATTGGCTTTATCAACAAAAGATATTTCTTCTGGCAAAGTTTTAGCTATATCTGGAGGTTTAGCTATAGCTATGGCTGCGTTATTGGGTATGATGTTGCTTCTTTTGCATTTTGATACTATGCATAAAGATGGAAAAACATATTTATCAATAGCTGGTTCTATAGTTATAGCGTCTTTAGCTTTAGTTATGATAGCAGAAGCGGTAAGACGTATATCTAAAATTAAGTTTAATAAAAATATTTTGGCAATTTTAGGTTTTGTAGCCGGATTTATAGTTTTACTTGGAGCTTTCATGGTCTTGATGGTTAAACTCCAGAAAAATAATCCTATGACTGGACCAATGCTTCTTTCGATAGCTGGAAGTTTTGTTATAGCAGCATCTGCTATGGTCATGATAGCAGAAGCGATAAAACTTATATCCGAAGTCACAGATAGACCTAACATAGAAGCCGTTATAGAAATAATGAATGAAATTCTTAAGTTATTTGGTATATTGGCGGTACTTGGAATAGCTGCTGGGCTTCTATATCAGTTTACAGGTGGTTTTGCTGTAAAATTAGCAAAAGGTATAGGCGTTATTATAGGTGCATTTACTGCTTTCGGATTAGCTATGGCTTCTATATCTTTGACTGTTAGTTTGTTCGTTGATGCTATGGACAAACTTAATAGCGTAGATTTTGATTCTAATAAAATACAAAAGAATCTTGCTGAAGCCATAACTGGATTTTCAGAAGGTCTTAAAGCTGCTATAAAGCCTATATTGGAATTTGCTGGTGTTATTATACTTGGTATAATGGCCATTTTAGCCGCACAAAAAGTAAGAATGGCGCTTATGGGTGTTA